ACAAAATATGGGTCAGCTCCTGCTTCGTTTGCCTGTGTAAGTACGCTACTGGCTAGCATCATATGACCTTTATGACCCATACCTCTACCCCAACCAACAACTGCACTTTTGTTTTCACCAGTGCGGTCTAAATTTTCTATTAATAATTCGCGTAATCTCATTAGTCTTTCCTTGGAGCCCAATTACCCTGGTCAATCGTTTTAACAAACTGCCCTGGTAAGTCACGTTTAAATTCACCGCCCGGATGTGCTTGTACATAACCCTCTGGCTTTGTTTGTTTAATACCGCCGTGTGTTCCGGCATTAAGAGAAGCAATAACTTTCATCTTTGCCTTAGTTAACATTTCTACTGCGTCTAGTACAACATTAAGGCCTGGATGGGTTAGAATCTTTTCTGCTTTTCCACCAGTTGGGAATTCAGTTTTAACCCAATTCTCAAATTGACTCTTGACACCTTCAATGCGTAAGTTCTGATTATAAAACTTATACATCACATCGCCAGGTTTAGTTAACCCTGGGACGCCAGCAATAAAGCTATCAATGACTTGGGCGTTTTGTTCTATATATTGTTCTGCCTGATCTAACTCTGTTTGATCAAATTCTATTGGTTCCTGTACATAAGTTGTGCCTTGCACAATAACATCTTCAGTACTTAACTGTTCTGCATTTGGATAACGAGACTCTGTCGGATCTGCTAGGCTACTATAGTAACCAGTAGCCGCAACCATAAGTTTTGCATAGCCAATCTTTCCACCTAACTCACTATTCACTGGAATATGGAAGGTAGTAATGTTTGGAGTAAAATCATATGTGTTAGTTGCTTTGTTTACAATTGGCATCTTGCCAGGATAGAATAATAAGCCGCCTTCAATAAATCCTTTTTCAGGACTAATGCTTTCAAAATACTGCCAAAGATCTGCTAATTGTTTTGCATAACTTTGACGTTGTTTTTCTTTTCCAGGTTCTGCTTTGCCTGTATTAATAATAAAATTTTCAATATCAGCTGGACTTAGCATCAGTGTACTAACACCGTTAGTTGTTTCTTTTTTGCCACGCTTTAAATAGTCCCAGGCATTTTTTGGAATAAGCATGAATCTATCTTCAGCATCTCTGCCCCAGTACACAACAGGACTACCATCCCATTTTAATTCAATACTTCCGCCTTGTTGGCTCATCTTACGCATACGCTCAACGGCATGCAAGCCACCAGTACTACCGTTAGTGAATACTAAATCTTCAATGTGTTGATATTTGCGACCTACTGCTGGAGCTGCCGCTTCAAATAGTTCTCTTAATCTCACGACAACATCCTTTTCATGCGACTGAACCATTCGTTAGTTCCGACGGTTGGTGTTGCAGCCTGCCAACTTGACGATGCTTTCGCTTTGTCAAAAATCTCATTGCGGGTTGCTTCGTTTGGAATAGCGGCAAGTATTGATTCAACACTGCCTAAACTATCTGCATTAGCACCCCTGCCTAACAAATATTGTGCGATCTCATCTAAGTCATCACTTAAAAAGTCTGCTTTCTTACCATTCTCATCACGCTTATACAGTCCTTCATCTGGACTCCATAACAACCCTTGACTAGTAGCCAAGGTATTCATCATCATTTGTTTGTTGACGCCTTTATACGGACTACCTGCAGGAATTTTATGTCTGTGAAATGCGGCAACTTTTTCTGCTTTGCGTACTACTTTAATATCTACTTGATGAAACTTATCTTGGAACGGCAACAGTATGTGTACTGTTACACCTGCTTTGTATGTTTTAATGCCTTTGGATTGCAAATAATCGTCAAGTGCTTGTCTAGCGGCTTTATCTTCGTCTGCAAGTTTTTTCATCTTAGGAATATCAAAAAACTTTTTAACTAAATCCATGTCAGTCATGACGTCTAAGTCACCACTCATTTTACCCGGAGTTGGTGTGGCAGCACTGCCAATTACGTGTACTTTTAATCCTGTACCTTGCAATAGCTTATCAGTAGCTTGATCTAAATCTGGTGCAATGCCCTGGTCAAATGGTTCTGACTCTGGCCAAATGTTACCGCCTTCGTTTAATATCATTTGTATAGTCCTTCACGCATATTTTTTAATTCTTCTTCGTGTATAGCTTTGCAAATTTCTTCAACCATTTCTTTATCTAACTCATCCCTAAGTTCACGCAATGGAAATTCATGTTGATACATTTTATATGCTTTTACAACAGTTGGCTGAAACACTCTATGACTAAAAGATTGACCGTTGTCAAACTGTTTTCTGCATAGATTTAATACTGGAAAGAAACTTTTACGATAAAAGTCATCGTTATGATGCATGAAGTAAATTAAGTCTTCAGCAAGGTCAAACGTGTATTCATCGTTTTCATTGCTGTCTTTTGATGGATCCTTATTGAACCCAACTTTGTTAATGCCTAATTCACTATCTAGCTTTTCTTTGTCAAAGATTTCTGTTATTTTCATTTTACCTGCCCTATAAGACTAATGGCAGTTGCACCAGTCCCGATCTAATATTTATCGATATTAGTTTTTAAGGAGATAGATTGCTTAGACGGGTAATTCGTTAATAACGCGGTCGATTCTGCCGATTTCGGAGCCTAAAAACATCTTAACCATGGTAAGACACTTTTCGTCCTTTACATAGAAGTAGCAACCACCCCAACTGCGATCTCGACCTAGATCACGTATAGCGGCATTGGTCATCTTTACTTTAGTATTATTTTCAGTCCATGCTATAAAACTAGCATAACTGTGTCTTGTTCTCCCCATAGTTACACGGAATCCGTAATTAATTTTAGGGAGATAAACTGTATTTTTTTCTAATTTAGGTTGTAAAGCTGTACCAGGCTGACTTACATACTTTGTACGATTTACATCTACATTGCTCAGTGTAACAATGTCATTAAAATTGTTAGAGTAAAATGACAACAACGGATGTTCTACCCTAATGTCAAATCCAGTACGTTTTGACAATACTGATTCTAGTTGTAGACAGTAGTCTAAATCTTGTTGTGTTTTTAATTTACTCCACAAGGGAGTGTCCAGCGGTAACTTTTTGCTATCAATTAGCAATAACTTTTCTTTAGCAAAATCTAAATTAACACCTCTGAACCAGCTGGCAACAGGACATACCAGTACTGCCTTGTACTGGTATTTGTCCATAAACAGACGTTTAGTTGTTTTGACTAGAATCTTGGGGTTCAGTTTCATTCTCTACCAATGTGACTTTGGGTGCTTTTACTTTCTTAGTTAGCACGACATTGTCCCCGTCTGTGGTAATATTGAGCATGCCGCCGTCCTTTAGTTCTCCAAACAACATCATTTTACTCAATGGACGTTTAATTAGTTGATCAATAGTACGTTGCAACGGACGTGCGCCCATTTTACTATCAAACCCTTTCTTAATTAACAAGTCAATTGCATCGTTAGTAATCTTAATCTTAATGCCTTTTTCTTTAACTTGGTCACTAAGTTCACTAATAAATTTACCAACAATTTTAGTCATTGTTTCTTTAGCAAGTTTCTTAAATGTTACAATAGCATCTAAACGATTACGGAATTCAGGAGCAAAGAATTTCTTAAGTTCCTTATCTTCATACTCGTTTTCTTGTGCGCCAAATCCAATCTTATTTTTCTCTGCGGCACTTGCTCCCGCATTTGTTGTGAGAATAAGAACAATATTTCGGCAGTCTGCTTTTTTACCATTACTACCAGTAACAAATCCATTGTCCATAAGTTGCAACAGGATAGTGCTGACATCTGGATGTGACTTTTCAACTTCGTCAAACAACAGAACGCAATTAGGATTTTCTTGAATCTGTGTAATCAACAAGCCTGCATTTTCTTCAAAGCCAACATAACCTGGAGGGCTACCAATTAGCTTACTTAGACTGTGTTTTTCTTGATACTCTGACATATCAAAACGCAACAGCTTAACACCTAAATTCTTAGCCAGTGCTTTAGCAGTTTCTGTTTTACCACAACCTGTTGGGCCCATAAACACAAAACTACCGATCGGCTTGTTTTCTGATTTTAGCCCTGCTCGAGCAACAAGAATTTTGTCCACTACTTCTGTAATAGCGTTATCTTGTCCGTAAACTTCTAACTGTAGCTGACTTTCTAAATTAGCCAAGTTACTGCTTTCAGTTTCTGCAATAGCTTCAGCAGGCATTTGTACCATCTGTGCTAGTTCATATTGCACTTCGCTTTCACCTACGACACGTTCGTCTACCAGTTTGATGTTAAAGCGTGAGCAAGCACAATCAATTAAGTCGATTGCTTTATCTGGCAATTTTTTATCACTTTGATATTTCACACTTAGTTTAACTGCGGCACTTAATGCTTCATCTAAAATTTTAACTTTATGATGTGTCTCATAATACTTCTTAAGACCTTTTAGAATTTGCAATGCTACTTCTGGAGTAGGCTCATCAACAGTAATGCGTTGGAAACGACGCATCAATGCACGGTCTTTTTCAAAGTACTTACGATATTCATCCCAAGTAGTCGACGCAACAACTTTGATATTGCCCTTGCCTAGTGCAGGCTTCATCATGTTAGCAAGGTCGTTTGCACTGTTGCCTGCACTACCTGCACCGCTAATCATATGTGCCTCGTCGATGAACAGGATAGTTTTACCTTTTTTCTCTAGACCTTTAAGAACTGATTTAAATCGTTCTTCAAAGTCTCCTCGATACTTACTGCCAGCCAGCATACTACTAATGTCTAAGTTGAATACTTGATAATCTTTTAGGAATTCAGGTACTGCGCCCTTAACAATATTAAATGCAAGACCCTCAGCAATAGCAGTCTTACCAACGCCCGGCTCGCCTACAAGCATTACGTTATTTTTATTTCTACGTCCCATTGCAAGTGCAATGTTCTCCAACTCACTTATACGACCGATAACAGGATCAATCTTATTCTTCTTAACTGCGTCATTAAGGTTAGTTGTAAATGCTTTTAACGCACGTTCGCTTTGTGTATCAGGCACTTCTTCTTCACCGCTTTCAATTTCGTTATTCAAATAATCTGCAAACTTGTCCTTGTCAATTTCTGCTTGCTGGATATAGTACAATGCCCAACTACGTTTCTCGCTCATAATTGCAAGGAACACATCTGTTGGTTCAATCTGTTGACGACCATTGAATAGCACTTGTGTAAATGCTCGATTAAGAACACGCTCAACTGCTTGAGTTTTCTTTGGTTTAGAAACATTAGTGACTACGATATCGCTAAGTTTTGTCTTTAGATAATGTTCTAAATTCTTTTTAATGTAGTCTGGATCTGCTCCATACCCATGAACACATTTAGAAAAACTATCTTCGCATAGCATAGCAAAAAGCAAATGCTCGATAGTCAAATATTCATGTTGTAGTTTTTTGGCTACGTCAATAGCTTTTTCAAATACTAGTTTTAGATTTTCGCTGGGTTCTACCATGTTGTCCTCTATGTGGAGTTAGTTTTTATATTTTACAGTAATCTATAGAAATGTCAAGAGTTAGAATTGAATTCGTTACGAATATTTTCTAATTTCTCTTTGATTTCTTCATTTGTAATAGCAGGCACGTTGATGTGAACGATGATAACAAAGTTGCCTGCCTTACGTGTTCTTGAATTTTGAAAGCCCATTCCTGATGCGGCATATTCACCACCGTGACTAATGCCTGGTCGAACTTTGATTTGAATGTTTTTATCATCGATAGTGCTTACCTTTTTAGTACAGCCTAGCATTGCTTCAAATGCATCAATTTCTAAAACTGTACAAACATCATCACCACGACGTTCAAACTTATTGTCTGGTTCCACAATAACATTAACATTCAAATTACCGCGTTGTATATTAGGAAAGCTGTCGTCACCGAGCCCGTTATATCGAATGGTTTGACCATGCTCGATTCCAGGCGGTATTGTGATGTTTACAATTTGGCGCTTGTTTGATGGCAAAGTATATGTTGCTTCTAATTCTTTACCTATAAAACTATCTTTCAAACTAATACTAACACGTAAACTTAAATCTCTGTTTTTACGCATCATGTGTTCATGTGCCGCAAATCCTGGACCAAACCTAAATATATTACCAAATATATTTTGTAAATCATCCATATTCTGATAATTACCAAAGTCAAAGTTAGACGGACCACCGCCCATAAGTTGTTGGTCATACTGAGCACGTTTACTTGGATCACCCAACGTGTCGTATGCTACTGAGATTTCTTTGAATTTGTCAGAATCGCCACCTTTGTCGGGATGGTGTTTCATTGCCAGTTTACGATATGCTTTTTTGATATCGTCTTGGCTGGAAGTCTGTTCGACTCCGAGAATAGAATAATAGGTCATCAATAGTAATTATACTACATGATGACCCATCTGTCAACTAACTGGATTAGATTTGTGGACGTTTAATGCCCATTGTTGTCCCAGTTGGTTCAGCTGCCGTATCCGATAAAGCAAAAGTGCTTGTTGGAGTAGATGGTGTACTTACTGCTGGTTGACTTGCAACCGCTGGCGTTCCAAATCCTGCACTGCTACCAAAGCCGCTTGATGCTGGAGTTGTAGTTGGGGAGCCAAAGCTACTTGCTGGTGCACCGAATCCTGTTGAAGGTGTGCTAGGTGCTGTAAACCCGCCCGATGATCCTGTTGTTGGTGTTGTTGCTCCGCCATTGTTTGCTCCGCCTAATTTTTCTTGTGTACGACCAAATGCCGCAATACCTAACACTGCACCCATTGCGATGTGGAATAAACCAGCACCTTGTAATGTTAGAGGATTCCATTGTGTAATTGGTGCGTGTGTCATAGTCTGTAATAGACTCCATAAGACTGGAAATATAACCATGTCCATGGTACATACTAACATATACATCCACCCCATCATTGGACGCCATTTGCTATTCATCCAATCTTCTTTTTTTGTTTCGCTTACGCTTTTTACTTCTTCGCTCATTTTCCGCTCCTATTTATTTGTTACTTCTTTGCAATCATAGTTTGAATCTTTTCCTGAATAATCTTAGCCCAAAATGGCTGTGGGAAATTCCAACCTACAAATGCTCCTACCGCTACCCAAAATAATGTATCTAACATAACTTTCTCCTATTTAATTTTTAAAAAAACAAAAACAAGCCGTTGGCCGATAATAAAATACCAAACCCTGCTACCACAAAGCTACCCCAAAACATGGCCATACTAACTGCAAGAATACTTGCTGATAATACAACAATGGCTAATTGGTATGCTGTACTTGCATATCCAATCCATGGACTACCTTTTTTTGCTTCTTCACGAACACGTTCCATTTCTCTTGCTGTGACTGAAATTTCTTTCTTATCTGCATCCATGCGATCCGCTTCTGCTTTAAATTCTTTCTTTAATACAGGATCGCTTGTTGTTTTAGATGCAATTTCATAACTGACTAAACGGTTGTTCTTTGCTTGGTATTGCGCCCACATGTTGTTAGCGCCTAGTGTGTTGTTTAATACTGTGCTAGATAGTTTACCGCCATACCATGCGTTAACTGCCAACAGTAATGCAAATACGGAAATTACCATACCTGCTTTGTCTTTGATCTTTGCTTCACGCTCGCTACGTGAACCTGCTACCGGCTTGGGTGCATCTGGATCTTTTTGTTCTTTAGTGATTAATTTTAAAATTGTATCGTGTAATGCCATTTGTTTCGCTCCTTCATGTTATTTACTAACGACTTGCTATTTTTGTCGGTTGCGGCTTTGGTGTCGCGGCCTGACCTGGTTTCTTAGGTTGTGCTTGTGCTAACTGTTGTTTTTGCTGTTGTGTTGCAGCCAAACGTTCTTTAGATTTAAGGCCAGCAGGATTAACAACCTTAGTAGCTTGTTTGGATGTTTTGCCCTTGCCTACTTTCATTTTAAAATATGCAATGGACGCCAGCGCGGCTTCCTTAGGATTAACTGAAAGTAGTGTTGGGTTGTCAATATAAATGCTTGGATTTTCTGGATGAACAGCCGCCCCAATTTTAGCATATAATTCTCTGCCAGTAATATGTATAAATCCTCGGCCTCTGTATTTCCAGCCATCTCCGCTCTTTTCATCACCGTTGCCATTTTTATTTGCTAATGCTCTATTAGCAAGGGCAACTGGATTACCTACATACGGTGTTGCTTCTGCAGGTGTTTTGAAATTACTAGTGAATACTTTATAAATCCTTTGAGGATCAGTATAATTAAACTTTTCAGAAGCCGCTGTCCAGTTTGCTGTTTCAACTTGACATTGTCCTAAAAAACTAGACAAGTCGTTAGCTGTCTTTAATCCTTTTGCTTTGGCTAAGGATACTAGTGTTTCTTTATGTTGCGCCGGATTAAATGCTTGAGGTTCGTTAACTGCTATTTTAGGAATAACAGGTACAGGTGTTGGAGCTATCTGTGTAGGTTGAATAGCGGGTTTAGGTGCCCCGCCAAATAGTTCCCTTAAAATCATTTAACGCTTTCAAAAATTTTCTTTTGCTCTTTATACCACTCTTGCCACGCTTTTAATTTTTCTGCGTTTTCATGGCAGGCGCCGTAATTTTCGACGACTCGGTCGAGGAGACGACTGGCTTCAACTCCGCTGGGGGTTCCATCAGTTGCTTCGGCACGTCCGGCCACTTCATTACGACTGGCGCTGTCGTGCAAGCTGACAGTAGACTTAGGCAAAGTACACTGAGCATCAAGTTGCTTGCCAGCAACTTCTTTAATGATTTCTCTATTGACATAAACGTTTTCCTTAATAACTTTTATTTTAGTTACTATCTTTTCTTCTATTACTGTATTAACTTGTTGACTTTTTTCTTCAGCTACTCGTACCTTTTCTTCAAGGTCTTTTACTTTTTGTCTCCAAGCCATTTCTGTTCCATATCCGCCAAACATATAGGAACCGATAACCAACATTAATACACCTACCAGTTCAGCAGGTAATTTATATTGACTTATAACTGGAATCCATGCAGTTAACTTGCTTACAACGTATAGTGTAAAGCCTGCACCTGCAATAAAATAGGTAATCCAAATAAGCAAACTATCTGGGATAAGACTCAACATCCATCCAAATTGCCACATATTAAGTTCTCTCCAGTACTAGTGCGTACCCTTTGTTTTCAAAAACAAAAACATTGTCTATCTTTGTTATGTTATAGTCACCTAAATACTTTGTTAAGAAAATGCATTCGCTAATATCTTTAGTTTCTATTTTTAAACGACCTTGAGTACGTTCATATACTTCTTTTTTACGTCCAAAGTCTTTGATCTTCATGTTAATGGATTCAGCAAACACTTTTTGAAATCTAATATCGTCATCTAGTACAGCTACGTTTTCAATAAAACCTCTATTAAAAAAGTTAGAGAAGTTGTTCATTTGATTGTTAGCAATCCTGTCTTCATACTCTTCTGTATTTGTAGGGATTGCATCTTTAAGAATATCCAATGTAGCAGGCATACTTTTAAAACTTTTATAATATCTAAATTTAAAATTATCAATCTTTGTTAATCTAGCAACACCGTCTAACAATTCGACGATCCTATCAGGAACATGTCGATCTCTTTTTATTTCAACAAACACTCTATGTTTGCCGTTGTCAGTCGGACCGCTTGTTGCATCTGCATCTAATACAAACTCATAGCCCATCTCTAAAAAACGGGCTAAATCGTCTGCTGGTGCTTTATCTTCTACAGTAAAACTTAAGACAACCATATCGCCGTCTTCGCCAATTTTAGATTTAAAACTGTCGATGTCGAACACGTGGCTTACTAAGTGAGCCAAATCGCCGGCTAGTAAGTCTTCGTTAATGCGTTTCATTATACAGGTGCTCCTGCGGTTGGAGCCGCTGGTGTAGCTGCCGCTGGTGCTGCCGCCGCCGGTGCTCCTGCTCCTGGGGCCGCTGCCTCTTTCTTAGTGGGATTTTTACTACTACGTTCTTCTCTGATGCGGTCCATATATCCATTAAAAATATCAAACACTAATTTTTTAGGCATCATGATTTCAACTAACCATACAGGCTTAGAATCTAACTTGCCCTTCTTTGTTCCAGGACGTAAATCGTCTGGAGTACGAATTCTTCTAGGCTCTACTACGGTTGTTTTTTCATACAACACTTTACACCCTAAATCAGTCAATCGCTTGCCTGCTACAGGATCTGGCATTTTATCATAAGGCCACATGAACTCAGCTGTAACCCAATGTCGGTCAACTTTTGGTCCCGATGCTAATTCACCGTCTCTCCAGTTTTTATATACGTACATATCCATCTCGTCTAGGACTCGTTCAAAGTCCTTTAATATAGCCAAGCTGGAATTGTTATTATAAATGCTTTCTACGTTTTTGATAACTTCTAATATGTCACGCATGGATTTTCCCTGTTTTGATACTAATGTATTTAGCTGGGCTGAAATCATACCGTATCAGTTTATATTTTGTCGTAATCGTTAAATATGATTGTAGGACCTCTGTAGTTATCGAGGCGGTCGCTACATGTCCTACTTTACCCAGAGTAGGAGATAAACTGAATGAGTAAACAACGAGTGAAAAAGCGTTTTACATCAGACGTTAAAGTGATAGATTTTCAACCATACCTTCCTCAGAAGAAGCAACGTGTAGTAATGTCAGCACGTTCGCAGAATCAGAAAGCATACTTACAAAAACTGCAAAACGACGAAACTAGCATTGTATTTGCTATCGGGCCAGCCGGCACGGGCAAAACTATGTTGGCTGTTATGCACGGCATTAAGTTGTATCAGGAAGGGTTGGTAGATAAGATTATTGTTACTAGACCCGCCGTTTCCGTAGATGAAGATTTAGGATTTTTACCAGGTGACTTAAATGAAAAGATGGCACCTTGGACTCGTCCTATTTTTGACGTTATGGGAGAATATTATAAGCAATCAGACATAGCAGAAATGCTAAAGGAAGGTGTTATCGAAATAAGCCCACTCGCGTATATGCGCGGACGCACATTTAAGAATGCATATATCATAGCAGATGAAATGCAGAATGCTACTGTAAATCAAATGAAGATGTTGCTAACACGCTTGGGAGAAGGATCCAAGATGGTAGTGACGGGAGATTTGGCACAGGCAGATAGACGTAGCGATAACGGATTAATTAATTTTTGCAACCTACTCGCAAGTAAACCAAATTTAAAACACATCGACATTGTAGAATTCGATCATAAAGATATTGAACGACATGATGCAGTAAGGGAAGTGTTGGGAATTTATGGTGACACGTAATAGTCATTAAAAAAGGACCTTCGGGTCCTTTTTCTTATTCTAACTGTTCAACTCCGACCTGCGAAGCTTTAAGGAAATCAATCCCGGAATTATCCCGATAAGCAGTGCGAAACCAAACTCGTTTAATACCTGCTTGGTAGATAAGTTTGGCACAGTCCAAGCAAGGAGCATGAGTAACAAATAAATCCCCATCGAGACCAGACTCGTTACTTCTAGCCAATTTCGCAATGGCGTTAGTTTCTGCATGTAATACCTCTGGTTTAGTTTTGAGTCGGTAACGGCCTTGCATTGTGTTTCCGTCAGCATCTAAATAAGTGCCTTCATAAGGCCAACCTTCTATAATCTCTTCTGCACTTAGCCATCCGCCGGCACTGCACCATTCTACATTTTCGCAATCGTTATCCCAACCTGCCGGCATACCATTGTAGCCGATAGAAATAATTCTATCATCCTTAACAACAATAGCACCGACATGTAACCGCTTGGCATGACTAAGCTCTGCGAATGTTTCCGCAGTTTTCATGTACGCTTCTTTTAATTTACTCTTCATTCTTCTAATAAGTCTAGCTTGTCAGGTTTATCTTTCCATTCAGCATGATCTGGTAATGGGTCTTTCTTTTTAGTAATAACAGGCCACTTGACGCTTAGACGTTTATTAAGGTCAGTCCACATCACAACATTTACATTGACATCATTGTCAGCTACGATAGCATCGACCGGGCATTCTGGAACACATACTCCACAGTCGATGCATTCGTCTGGATTAATTACTAAAAAGTTTGGGCCTTCGTAAAAGCAGTCAACTGGGCATACTTCTACACAATCGGTATGCTTGCACTTGATACAGTTCTCAGTTACCAAATATGTCATAGATGCGACAATCTAATCAATGTTGCAGACAAGTTAATTTCCGGGTCAATAACCAAGGTATGATCAACCAGGCCTTGTTTAATAATTAAGATAGCTTTCTCTTGTTTAGCATCATCACCGAACAATGTGATGTTATCATACATCCAACGATATACTTCCTCCATCTCTTCTGGTCGAGCTTGACTACAAATTAGCTTACGTGCTTCGTTGATCTTGCCTAGCTTAAACAATTCTACCATGTCAATTTTGTAGTCCTGTTCACCAGTGTCGCCCTTTTCTGGACTATGCAGTAGCCCATCCAAGCTATTCATCTGCACCATGTTAATGCATTTACGCAAATCTGGATACGTTACTTTGACAACAGTATCTAAAACATCGGCATCGAATTTAATATCTTCCGAATCCAAAATATGTACTACACGAGCAAACATCTCTACTTGATCGATTTTCTCAATATGAAATCCTTGGCATCTGGAATGTAGGGCAGGGATGATACGATTAGGATAATTGCAAGTAAGTATGAAACGAGCGGTCGTGTGATATGTTTCCATGACTCCACGGAGGATAGCTTGTGCGTTAGGCGTAAGATAATCTGCTTCATCTAATAGTACTACCTTAAAATCTCCAAACGGAATCATCTGGACAAAGTTTGTAATTTTATCACGAATAGTCTCTGCACTGTTTTCTCGTGATGCGTTAATTTCCATAATGTCATATTCGTTAATTTCTAACTCATTAAACAATAATCTTGCCAGTGTTGTTTTGCCAATACCTGCATTGCCACTCAACAACAGATGCGGGATGGATCCATCTTTAATCCATCTCTCAACTTGCGCTTTTTGATGTGCATCTCTAAACACATAACCATCTACAGTCTTAGGACGGTATTTTTCTACCCATAGTTCTTTCATTCTTTTGCCTTATTAATAATTTGTTGTGTAATTGGACTAATTCTATTATCTATTAATGATAGATCATGCAATCTATCAGCACATTTTCGTACATCATCACTTAGTTGACCCTTACCAATAGCACTTTCTATAAGACGTGCAACATTATGCAATGTTATGACAGCGTCAACTAAATCAAGATTTCTCAAACCAATTCCTCAACGATGCCTAACACTTCTGCTAAAATTAAGCAAACGCCAGCCATTAGCAAGTTGCCTGTAATCAAACAGCCGCCCGCTACAATACGTACAGCACTCTTTACAATGCTGACATAAAAATGTCCCTTGCTAGTATCTTTAGGTTGAATTTCCACGTTTAAATAATCCTTTTATAAACTGTATTAGATTGTAAAATCTAAAATGATGAGTAGTCAGCATTGGAGTATGATGCGGACATCGCCCTTGCATGTAGTCGCAACTAGTTGAATAGGGCTTGTTACAAATATTGCAATTAATAGTATTCATGTCTATATTATACAGGTAAGAACAGGACTAGTCAATAGTCCTGTTAAGTTGGTTTACCAATTAGTTAATATTCGGAAGGAAGTTCGTCTGCTTGAAGCATTATTGATTTCACTTCGACCATTCGAACAGTAAGTTCTTTTCCATCTTCTTCAACTGTGATGCCTCTGGTCCATCGTCCATGTTCGACACATATCCAATCTCCAACTTTAACATCTTGTTGATCAGGACCAACGGCCCAGACCTTACCCCAACGAGGTTTGATACCATCGCTTTTGCCATCCTGACTACGTAGGATGATTCCGACTTTACTTACTTCATCAGAAAAGTTCATGTCTGAAACAAGGATGTTGTCCTTGAGAGGGATGATTTTACCTTTTACAACATTCATTATTCGCCTTTATTTGGTTTACCTTTAAAATACTCACTCATGATGTCTTCGCGTTTACGAATAATTTTGCCACCTGGACCAATTTCGTCTCCGCGAGCATTAACACGGGAATTTCCCACTGCTAATGTTAGCTCATTTTGAGCTCTAAGTTTTTCCATATCCACTTCTTTGCCGGATGCACTACGGTGGATAACTCTTTGTGATTCTTTCATTGCCATTTTAATCTCCTTGGATTATAACAGTACTTATCTTAGGAAGTCCTGCCAGTCTAAATTATATTTAATCGGGTCAATCTTATGAACACCTATAATATATAACACATAACTGGCAACACTTGACCCCCGACCAACACCCCAGAGTATGTTGTTTTCTCTGCTAAACTCTACAAAATATTTAAGCCATCTTAACAAGTCTATCATATTTCTTCGATCAAACTCTTTTAGCTCTTCTTCAGCTCTATTATATGATACAATGTCTGGACAGTTACATAACACCCAATTTTTGATATCAAGTGTTTTGTATTCTTCAGGCATGTTCCAATCTGACTGTAACGCTAAATCGTGTTCCTCTATACTAACATCAAAGTCGTTGGGGTACGGTTTTAAGAACAAAAATCCCAGTTGTTCTTCTAGTTGTCTTGTGTTGTTGTTTGAATTGACAAACATTTCCGGCGATAATGGTTGTCCATTATACAAGGCATCAAAAATGTCTTTTTCTTCAAAGATAGGATTACAGAATTTGTCAGATAGCATACAAGTATTTTAGTTTACTTGTATTAAATTGTCAAGATCTTTATTGCGTTTTTGTGATTGTTCTTGCCAAAGTTTGGCTTGACGAGCCTTGAGCTCTTCTTTATACATGTCAATGAACAGCGATATTTGATATTTGAGATCTGGACTGTTTGCGATCCAATACTTCTTACTAAGATCCTGAATTTTATTTTCTACTTCAGAATCTTTCAAACTACTCAAATTGTCAACTAACGGATTGATTACCATTATTCAAACACACCTACTAATTTTAAGTACACATCAGTACCGCCATTATATGTCCATGCTTCCACAATCTTGTCTTCAGTATCAGTTACTGTAATTTGTGGCGATGTGCTTGGAATAACAAATTCGCCACTAACAGTTTTGATAGCTCCGCCACCACCTGTCTCATTGCCGAATGTTACAGTACGATCAGCACCTAGACTCTTAAGGTGTAATTTAATTTTAGCATACAATCCACTCTCTGGCCAATTGCTAAATGTAATAGTTGCATCATTACTAAAACTAACAACTTGCAACGGGCCATTTGTGATATCAATTGGGGTAGTAGTACTAACACCTGCTATTGTAAAAACTGAACCATAAAATTCATTAAATTCTGCATTTCTAATGATGTTTGTGTTGAAATCGTTTTCAGCATTTAGTTTGGCTGTATTGGTTTGCAATGTAGATATTTCACTACCAGCAGTATCTAATGCTGATTTAATATTTGTGAAGTTGTCTCTAAATCCTTGGCTGTTATTATCCTGCCCAGCTATAGGGAAGGCGCCGTCGATATTGCTTGTTATAATTGCACTGGTCATGTTATAGTTACCTTGTCATCTTTAAATACTAGATATTTATCGTTGCCGTATCCGGTCACGGAATCTATTATATATCTATCTACGGTATAGTCTAAATTCTTAAAATCAAATCCGCTATACTTAATGTTTAGCATAATATCTGCACTTGTTCCAGGTTTACAGAAACAAATTGGAACTGCTAAAACAAATCCTAATTCTTGCTTACTTTCGTCCTGGACACTACGCATCCATAGGGGTAAGTAATTTCGTTCTCTCGCACCAGCAGTCAGAATCTTATTTCTCCAAATACTAATTGAACTTGGATATCTTGTACTATAATTTGGATCGCTAGCAAATAAGTTTGTTTGATCAACTGTTATTCTATTATCAGGTCTTGGTAAGAATGGTTCGTCCCTGTCGCTGGTTTTCCAAATAGCATTACTGGCATCTGTTGTAATAGTTTTAGGATCTAATGGACGTTTTAATGTTGCGTTCAAATACTTATTCCCAATTTCTAATGGGTCAAACATTTCCACATAAACAACTTCGTATACTACTGTGTTTGTTCCTGTAATCTTTGCCTTAGCAGATTTAATGTCACCAAATGTAAAACGTTTTCTCTTGTGGTTTAATCCCATAGCACTAACATATTGTGCGGCAGTTTTAGTTTCGATGCCGCCAAAGATAGTCATTCTTAAATCTCGTTGTATACCAAAGTTAGGATCATTTGGTCTATAGACACTTTCTGCTGGAAATACATTACTGTTATTAATGAAGTCGTTAAACAATGCTCGCTTGTTTTGATTCATAAATGTTCTAGCAACAATACTGCTATACAGTCTATCATTAGGTGTGTCTATATTTAAAGTAAACTCTCTACTAATGCTACTGTACTTAAATTGATCTTGCGCTTTAATTACGAATTTAAATGTTCTATCTACTGAAGTAGTTCCACCATCAAATGTTTGATTAGTATATACCCCATCAGAGAATGTTGTTATGCCTGGCTCATTTACAGTGCCATACTGATTAACTTTGCCTGTAATCTCACCGTCTAATTCTAAAGATAATCCTGACGGCAACGAACCTGACTCTAATGAATATACCAGTGTAGCACCTTCTATATTACTAGTTGCTAACACTCTAAGATTACTGATAAAATTTGCATCAATAGTGCCTAACAAACTATCAGTCTCCCAAGTCATTATACTATCAACATCGCCTAACGTCTTAATTGTAAACGTTCTTTTTGTGGCTGCAATAGTACCATCACTATCATATCTAGATGCTGTTATTGTAAAATGGTATGTTTCAGTAATGGTTGGTTGATATGGAACTACACCAAATAATTCTGAAGTAGCAATATCTAATTGTAATCCAGGCGGAAGTATACTAGCACTATTATCAGGATTTAACGAATCTAAATTATAAGTTATCGGGCCTAATTCAGGCGAGTCATAACAATCTAATACGATAGTCAAATAGTTATTAGCCCTGTGTGTACCAAGGTCCGTTGGTGTTAACCATATTGGGTTTCTTAAATATGTTCCGTCGACAGTGAATACACCATTGGCTGCTCTAGCAATAGTATTATCAGCACGTAAGAAATCGTCACCAACAACATATATTTTAAATTTTCTTTTACTAACAGTGTCGCTATCACTTACGGATACAATAAATTCATAGTTCCTGTTTAGTTTGCGAGGAGGCAACGACGGTATAAAATAATCATAAAATACGCTATCGTATATAAAGCTATCAAATCCGTTATCTGGTCTGTTACCAAAATCGTAGCCGGTCACATCATATAGGTCGTTGCTATAGTTCCCATTGCCAACTTCTGAATCAACGACAGTGTATGCTGGATCTATAAGACCAGTAATCTTACCATCATCGGTTAATGTTAGCCCTGGCGGTAATGTTCCGTCACCACTAGAGATAAAGTATTGTAGGGTTTGACCGGTTGCAGTGTCGTTATCAGATACACTGATTTGAAAATCTACAAAACTTGAGTCTAAAATAAAATATGTGTTATTTGGGCCTACTGGTAACGACCCCTCAGTAGTCGCAAATACAGGAACATCTGCACCTTCGATGGTTAATTTAAACGTTCTATCTGCTATCTCGCCGTTATAGGATGCTCTAATACAGAATGTAAATTCAGTAACTCTCGGAACTTCAAAAGGCGTTCCTACAATGTGATCACCAGCCAATCTAAGTCCCGCAGGCAGTGATCCACTAATAATTTTAAATGTTGCTGATGATGAATCGGGTACTATAGAATCATATGTTACAGGCAATCCAAGATCTACAATAGATCCTTCTTGTATTGTACCAAATGTGTACCCGGATTTTTTAGTCCAAATGTTTAACATGCTTCGCCCTTGATATAATATTTATCAAGGACTAAGTTATTAATTTAGGTCATCCCAAGTTGCGCCATTGTAGCCCGAAAACTTGCTAGTTCCAGTAAGGAAAACCATCATTCCAGCCTCTGGGCTAATGCTTAGACCGGTAAAATATGCATCTCGAGCAGTTGCATCAGCATAAGATGCGAGTTTAAACGGCACTAAACTTGATACTTTAGATCCAGTAAGTTCTAATTTAGTACCAACAGTTCCAGCAGAGTTGGAGACAAATAGATCTAATTTTCCAGGAATAATATTTGATCCAACAGTGCCAATAACGCTTGCTAAGATTCCTGAACTAGCACGATAAGCAACACCATCATACCCAGAGAATACAAGTTGTTGTATCTGGTCGCCTGTCTGAACAATTTGTTGGGATAATATGTTACCCCTGCTTCTAGCAAAAGAAACGCCACCGGTCAACACAGCAGTTGAATGTGATTCTAATATGTTAAGCGGCAATGATGTAGGAGACGAGGCAGCTACTAAAATAGTACCGCTACCACTTGCACCGCCTTGCCCTGCACTATAAATTGTTAAGCCAGTACTGTTTACGTTACCGACAACATCTAAAATACCTGACCCGTTTGGGTTAATTAAAATACTTTCATTACTGTTTAAAGTTGTAATGTTATTTTGAAAAACTCTAATTGACCCAGTGTTTAACTCACCATTTACTATTCCTGAAACATCGCCGACCAAGTCTCCAGTAAATATTGTACTAGTAACTCCAGCTAATCCAGATAATACTGTAGTCGAGTCACCAAGTGCAAGAACATCTGATCCAATAGTTATCGAACTATTAGCTAACATTGTATTAGTTACCGAGCCAACGTCAGTAGTATAAACACCGTTAGTTACTGTGGCTGCACTGCCTGAAATATTTCCAGATATCTTACTGCCTGCTAGACTAGTGATCCAGCTAGGGTCGTTATATGAAGCACTGGTATAAACACCGTTTGTTACTGATCCAGCATTGCCGCTTACGTTGCCAGTTACTGATCCTGTTAAGTTGCCAGTGATTGTTCCACTAACATCTAATGCCCCAGTAATAACAACTTTGCCAGTACCTGACGGATCAATGTTGATGTTTTCGTTACTGTTAAGTCCTAGTATATTATTTTGTGTTAATCTAATAGACCCGTTATTAATCTCATCAAATTGTGCTGCCGCGTTAATTGTTATGGCGTTCGTGCCACTGTTTGTGGTGATAGTTATATTATCACCGGCAATTAATGTTAGTAGTTCATTTGCTCCTGTTGAGTAAACAGTATCCTGTCCCCCAACTGCAACTGATCCAAAATATCCGGCACTGTTACCGCCAGTAGTAATTCCATCTCCGATGAATAATTTTTTACTATCAGTTGTATATAATAACTCGCCCTGTGCCGGAACAGGGGTAGCTACACCATTCATTAACGATCTTTCGTTATTGGTACCGCGTCTAATTTGTAATGCCATTATCTTCCCCTAATCCTTAAATGAAGTTTCCAAAATCAACGCCAAACATTGGGCTAGTAAATGATCCATAATCAATATTACCCAATGATGCCGCTAACTCTCTTATGTCTATGCCGTATACTGTTGCTTGTATGTCACCAGTACCAACAATGTTATGTCCGTTTAAATCCAAGTCCCCACCTAATTTAGGACTAGTTTCATCTTCTAAATTGCCCACGCCACCAATAGTAATAGCGTTTCCATCAGAAGTTAATGTAATGTTGTCACCTGCAACAAGGGATCTAAACTCAAATATAGTGCCAATTTTTTGTTTAAAAACCTGTTCGCCAGTGCCCAAGTTTGCCCCAGCAGTAACATCCCTGTTATCGAGCAGGCCAAAATTATTGTTTACTTTTTCAAATGCTGTGCGGAGATCGTCTCCAGTCCCGTCATTTGAGTAATTACCAATGTTAATTGTTTCTATGGTCATAATTGTCTCTTTTAGTATTTACCTTAAACCGTTGTTGGTAATTCTACAGCATATATTCTAATATTTAAATCGTTGTTTATATTAGTTTGTGTTGTTGTAGCTGTGATTTCTACCAAGTTTGATATATTGTTTCGACGTACTGCAATAGTAGCTAGGGCAGATGGACTTGTGTAAGTCACCCCGTATACTGATATATCTGGTTCAAGGGTGTTATTTTGACAAGCTATCATTGCTTCGCAAGTTTGCACATGTCTTAACCCAGTTGGATCACTATCATGATTACTTTCTATTAATATCGTTGCTTTGACTCCAGCTATACTTGTGTTAGAAAGGGTGTAAATAGTCCCGTCAATAGTGCCTACTGGTAATGTAATACTAGAAGCAGTTGTAATCACTTGGTTGATAGTTACCTGACTAGTGTCAACAACTCCGACAATTTTACCACCAACTCCGTCAACGAGCATAGTACTGTCATCAGCAAATACACTACCAATGATATCAGTACTAATAATAGTACCATCAGTATTGTTGCTTAATAGATTATAGACTTCGGTAAAGTTATTGTTTACCTTTGTAAATGCCGTACGTAACGGATCGCCGTCACCTTTATCAGCTATCCCAATATTAATTATTTGTTGTGTCATTATAGTCTCCCTACTGCAACTTCAATTATCCCTTTATTAGGATCTAACTTATCAGCAACTGCCTTACCAATAATTGTGCCTATTTGTGGATTCATTGCCTTACAAGCATATCCTGGAATAGCCGATGTAGTAATTAAATCACCTTTCTTAATAACACCCAGTACTTTAATTGGAACACGCCCTTGTAGAGCAACACATGCTCTTAAGCCCTGTAGTTCTTTGTTCATAATATATGCTGGATTTGTTGTAACAACACCAGCAACTCTACTGTCATTAGCTAATGTACTTTCTGTTACTTCAGCAGTGCCGCCAAATATTAACACTGTACCTGGTTCATATTCTCGATCGGCACTATAATATTCTGCCAAGTCAGCGTATGTGGCTTGAAGCTGACCATCTAAGTGCCAATCACCTTGAATATCGCCACGTGTCGCAGCCGCACCAGTAGTGATATTATCAACCTTAATTTGACCTAATAGTGCATCAATAATACCAGTTGCTTGCAATGATAATTTACTTGCACCTTGTAGTACCCATGCACCAGTTAACTTACCTGCACCAGCTTCACTTCCAGTTGTTATATCGGTAATAGTGGCAGTGCCTGTTAACGTAGTTGTACCGCCAACGGTCAATTTACCTGTCAGAGCATTAGTGCCAATTCCTGTGGTACTTATGACACCAGAGGCACTTATATCACTAGAACCAGTAATTGTACTATCTACCGTTAAATTATTTTTAACGTTAGTAGTACCAGTAGAATCAGTTCCAGTAGCTGTCATGAAAGCAAATGGTGCTCCACTCGCTCGTGGGCTATAGAGTTCAACGTGAGTACTTGCAGTATCAATTATCTTATAGCCATCGACCTTAAGTTGCTTGACGTCGATCTCACCAGCTGAGCCAGTTTTTACAATACTGTCATTACCGCCGTTAGTTGTAATTGAGCTAATTGTATATGTGTTTACATTGTTTGGCGAAGTGCCTGTAACAGCACTAACTGTTACTAGACCTACAGTATTAAATGCAGTTCTCAACCCTTCTTCAACTATTGTTTGACTAGAAATTTGTCTTGGATATGTCGCACTGCCTGTAAAGTTGCCAAGTATTGACTTGTTATCTATGTTGGCCAGTTCTGTTTGTGCAACACCGCCATCTTTAATACCTACCCATCCGTTCGTAACTTCAAAGTTAGCACTGTCAAAACTTGCAATACCACTACCTGCTTGGATAGTATCTAATAAAATAGCAGTACCTGATCCTGATCCTACACCAGTTGCTTGGAATATAACTCCAACTGTATTTGCACTTGCACCAATTGCTGTGAATGATGTATTACCTAATGCTGAAATTCTATATCGTTTGCCTATAACAAATGATCCGCCGGATACACTTGTAGCAGTTGGAGTAGTTGAACTAGTAGTTGCCAAAGTCAATGCTAGTTTGCTTTGTGCAATTGCCGCATCTGACTTAACATCCAAGTTAATAATAGTGTCAGGGTTGATTTGATAATCAACTTGCGCGGCACTAAGTCCTAAGACCGTTGCACCGATAGCATGTGTCGACGCTGTGCCGCCATATAGTTTACCACCATTAATTGGCGTCAGTACTGACAGTCTTGTTACTGTGTCGAATCGTTCAATGCCGCCCCCAGTTGTGACTGCGGCGTATTGGAATATTTCAGTACCAACCTGTATGTAACCAGATGTTGGGAATCCTGCGGCACTAGTAACAACGATTCCCGAATTAACAGATAGTTGTGTTGTTCCAGAAATCGCTGTAGTCAGTGTAGTTCTATTTGCGCTGGACAGTGTAGCACTTAGATCACCGCCAACAGTCGCTGTAACTGAATGTGTTGAATTACCTGCAAATGCTAGTATATCTGCTTGTGCTGGAGTGAACAACGCTACGTCGTTCATCTTATTCAATCTATCAATATTTGCAACAGCACTATCCACATACGTTTTATTTGTGGCATCGTTGTTGGCAATCGGAGTAGCTACGTTTGTTAGTTTAAAACCGCCAATGTTTAAGTCAGCAGTTGCTGGTAAAATACCTGCACGATCCATAAAGCCTGGACCAACAGGAGTTAACCCTAAACTTGCTAACGGTACATTTGTCTTGTTTAGACCTAATCTACGATCAATATACACGCCAACAGCATTTTCTGTTGGAACTGTATCATCGGCCATGTCAATAAATTCGTTGTCATCAGAGAACTCTCTAACTTCTCGACCTGTCTTAAATCCCAAGCCATCCAAGTTAGTAAGTGCGATACTTGCTGAGAAACTTACACGTCCAGTACCTTGGTCAACTGTGAAGAATCTACCTACACGGAAGAAACCGTTTTGATCTGTTGAGATCCAGAATACACGACCTTGTGTTCTTTCGTCAATTTCTTGACTTGTTACTGGAGTACCGCCACGACCATAAATCTTACTTGGGAAGTTAGTTTGGTTATAGCCGCCTGTGCCCACGTCTAAGAAGTCGTGACCAGTAGCACGACATGTACTAATGTTAACTAGAATTTCTGCATTTTCTTCAGACATTAAACCTGCTCTTAAAGAGAAAGAGGAATCTGATAAGTTAATGTTTGTTACCGCAGCCACACTAGTTTGCAAACCAGTTAGCACTGGTACAGCATTTTTATTGATATATGTGTCAAACGTTATATAACCATAGGCAGCACTCACGCCCATGTCATAATAGTTCCTTACGGTGTGTACTTTACCACTCCAACCAAATTGCATTTGGCCACCATCTGCTAATAATCTATTAACTTCTGATGTGGTTATACGTGAAATAGCAATTCTTCTATCGCCAATCTTTGATCCTAGACTTGCTCTTGCACCGCTATATTTGAAATATACATTTCCAGTTACTATTTTTTGTGCTTCATCACTGCCAGTATTGCTATATGTGAATGTACTTGTTCCCGTTACTGTAACAGTTTTGGCAGTCCCGTCATATGTATTATCACTAACGTCAACATCAACGAGGTTGCCAGTGACCAAATCGTGTGGTCTAGCAGTTGTTATAGTAACAGTATTGCCAGATCGTGCCACATAAGTTACTGGCATTGAGTCTAACTTTGATGACACTAAAACACTTGCAATACCAACAGCTACTTTACTTCCTTCTGCAACTAATGTGCCAGTTGCATATGAGAACGAACTGGTAGTAGGCGTTGCAGTCACTAATACTGCATCAGAATCATAAAGTGGGTCGCTACTACATTGTACAGTTACACGTTCACCCACCTGTAGACCATGTACCGCATCTAGCACTACTGTTGCAACCCCACCAACAGTTCTACTAACTGTTGAAATATCTGCATCAATTATGCTAAACTGTTTGACCTGCATTGAAATATATCTGTAGCTTTGGTCAATTTGAATAATGGATTCTTTATTGGGAGTTACGAATCCAGTTGCAGGGGTTGTCGACACAGTCGACCCATTGTTTGTATATTGGAAAGTGTAATCGTCAACAACAGTTACAGTAGCCTGCGTATTATTAAATGATACATCAGACACATCAATTTCTGCATACTTGTTGGTTTGTAATCCATGAGGATCTGTTGTAACAACAGTAGCAATATTTGAACCATTTCTTGCTACGGTTGAAACTGCAATTCTTCCACCCTGTTGCATGGCATTACCAACAGAGTCGGCTGAACTATATCCAATAGCTCTATAAACTGCTGGAGCAGTTACACTAGGATCACCAGTGAACGTCATAGCAGTACTTGGTCTAATTGGATTAGTTTCTGTTATGTTGTAGAATCTAAATGACTGTAATGCACGGAGAGTAATTAAATCGTTATGTGTTAAGTTTGCAGCCAAACCAGTTGCAGTTGTGTCACTATTGTTGGCACCTAAGTACACACGAATTAATGTATTTGCGGCAAGTGGTGGACTTTCTAAATCACTTACGTCCTCTGCACGACTAATTTCGTATCTATAAATTCCTACAGTTGCACCATGATTAATTTCAAGTTCAGTAATATTTTGTGGAATATAAGAACAATTATATAATACTAACGATGTGTCATTAGTTTCAGCTGTGCTGGCAAACACCCCGGCTTTATATACCTGAGCAATTTGAACCATGTTGTCTGCAAGTGTAATTGAATCTGGAACTTCTAACGGGTCACCACCTTCAGCAACAAGACCATAAACGCCGTGTGCTGTTGAACCGTTTAATGAACGAATTTGTCCGCCATTCTTTGCATAAAACGCCGCATGGCAATAGTAACTGAATACAGATACTGTTTCAATTAGACCTTTGTTTGTAGCAATAAGTCCGTAGCCTAAGTCGTTTATTTGTGTGAAGTCATTTGACAACATACTAGTATTACCAGCACCAATAATTGTTATAGTGTATGGTAAACTAGTCAATACAGAAATTGGAACCGGTGTCGATTGTGAAAGCAATAAGTTGTAAATGGCATATTGCCTTGTTGGAGCCGAAGTTGTACCATTTACAATTATTTCAGTCAACGTGTCTGTGATAAGAGTTTCGATTCTTGATAGTGAGCCGCTTTCGCCTGGATCTACTAAATTTGTTACTTGTGCATAGTCACTTTGTAATGGTGTCACTGTAGCATTTGTGACAATATCTAATGCTATTGTTTGGATATAATCAAATGCATCTAAGTAAATGCTTTTTAATGTAGGCGAAAGTTGAAATTCTCTACCTACGTAATACATTAGTGCAGTCTCTAGCATCTCACTGTTACCAGTATACAATAGATCGTGTACTAACGCATCAACAATATAACCAGTATCTCTAGTAGTCGTAGAAACTTTGTAATTTAATGTTGGATTATCTTGTTCTATTTTTGCAATAACTTGCGCTTTGATAAAATTCTTATTTTGTTTTAATAATGCAGCCGCATATTTGTAACCACTGCCATCAGCATGTACAGTATCAATTCTAAATCTATTTTCATTTATTTGGAAGAATGCAGGAGCTAGAGGTTTTCTATCTACGTTTGTAACAATAAGATTATATGCATCTGTTTTTGTAATAACACTGGCAGTTAAGTTGCCAGAAAAGCCGTCAACAAATTGTCCGCCTCTAAATGCTTGTTTGTTAACTGATTGTGAGAAACTAGAACTTTGTTGGCAATATGGACTCTTACTTAATACTTGACCAATTGGATCAAGCACCATCATAAAGCCTCCATGACCTTGCACACATATTTGTCTAACAATGACACTATCGTTACACAGGAACACATCCATGTCTTTATTATTCTTTGGAGGGTTGTATATACTTGCAGGATCGGTCTTGTTAATAATTGCTTTAATGGCCGTTATTTGTTCAGAAATTCGAGTATCAGAACCAGTTTCGCCTGCTGGCAGATTTGTTACCTGCGCTACAATACCACGCTTTGGACTAATAGATGAATTGTCAATAATTTGTTGAGCTAAGGTATTAACGTATTGAATACCTGCAAGTGTTTCAGTTAATTGTTCTGTGATAGCAACTAATGAATTACCTTGTGAAGTTAACCCTCTAAAGTAAGACTCACCAGAATTTAATACTCCGTCTATTAACCCAGTTTCTAAATCACCAGACATGTTGTCAACAATGTAACCAACATCACGAGCACACAGAGCTTGATTATAACTTAGTAATGGGTATGTAAAGTTAATATATCTAACAACTTCATCTTTAATTAATTCTTTGTTAGCACGTAATAAAGCAGCCGCATTAGGATATGTTATCGTTGTATCTAAAATTAATGTGTTTACGGGTTTATTTGGATTTTGTAAGTAATGTTTACCGTAAGTTACTGTTTGATAGATGCTCCAATCGCCACTGCCCACACTGGTTAGTGCAGAGAATGGATCATGCATTGTAACTGAGAATGTTGATCCGCCACTTACAGCAGAAATAACACCTTCGGCCTTAGGCAATCCGGCACCTTGGTTAGCAACAATGTATGCTCCCACCCATGCTGAATTAGTAACGCCTGAGCCCAATGTTATAGTAATATCACCGTTAAGTTGGCTAGGTGTTATTGTCGTTGCTTCAGCCAAGTCCTGACCAGTATAGTTAGTAGTTCTCAACCCATCAAAAATTTTGTCTCTGTTAAACGCAATAGTGGCCCATTTAGATTTTGAAACACGGTCTTTAGGACGAACAATAGTCCTACGCATTTCATCACCGATGATAGCAGTATTCGCTGGTAAGCGAATCGGCAAATCTTCATAGTAGATGCCACTTTCAATGTTAATAGTGATGTTTAAATCTTTTACTGATTCACCAAATTTTAAATTTTCACCTAACTGGAAAGAGCCAGATAGTACATCGACATCTATGTAGTCCTCTCCAGTAGCAGACCCACCGTCTGCTCCGTAGTAATAAACAATATTTCCTTTGGCGTTTGATGCAGAACCTTGTAATAGTTTTCCAGGAATTATATCTGTATTGTTTGGATTTCCTTGATCAACTTCATTGCCTGCATTGTTACTAAAATATATTCTAGTATATCCACTTGGAGCTGTAGTAATTTGTGTAACCTCTGAAAGATTAACACCGTTAGCATAAGCAATTACCTGTTGGTATGGTCCTGGTTCTGGCTCTGCATCTTGGATTAACGATTCAGCATAATCGCAGGCAGCACTTATTGTTTTGAAAGCATATGCTAACGCACGACCTTCTTTGCCAGGCGGCGTATTTGTTTGTGCATCATCGCCTGTTGTTGCAACAAACAAGTTAATACTACTTGCAAAACTTGAGTTGTCAACATAATATTTTGTTGCGGCTTGCAAATCATCTGCACCGTTTGGTGTGCCTGACCCTGCTAGAGCACCTGGGTGATCATATAATGTTAATGCTCCAGTCATTGTGTCGCCTTGTCGACGAACAATAGACTTTCTAGGCATAGCCTCATTGCTTAACCAAAAACCTTCTAACTCAGTATCATAGAATGCATCTGTTATTGAATGTACATCAGTTGCAGTTATGCTAGTTGATGATACTGTTTGCGAATTAGAAACAATATATGTTCCTGTGCTACCTAATGCACCACCAACAGCAGTACTTGTAAGTTGTTGAACGATAGTTGTGCCAGATGTAACTCCGCTACCCGATAGTACTTGACCTAGTTCAAGTGTGCCAGATGCAACAGCAGTAACGGTTAATGTTGTGCCACCGATAGATCCAGTTACTTGAGTAGCAAGCGGGGCACTGACTGAAATTCTGTTTGTGCCTTCTCTTGCATCATTGAATGTTGGATGGAAACTTAATTGTGCAGAGTTTACATACTTGAAGTAATAAACCGGACGTGCTGTTCCTGATCCGCTACCCGATGTTGATGCTTCAAATTTTGTTCCAGGTACTGAGCTGGTTGCGCCGATAGCTTCCCAGTCTGTGTTACCTGTTGTTTCAATAATGTATGTTCGCCCAGCAATCAATGCAGATGGCGCAACGCTCATATAGATATTTGATGCATTTAGTCCAGTAGTATTGTAGGTAAATGCAATACCATCAACGCCGCTATCGTAACTATGCCCTGGAATACTGGCATTTCCATCAGAGAATGAGTCGATAGTTTTTGTATATTCAGCGGCACTTTCTGGCTCATCTCGTAAACGAATTTGTCCAGCACTTGAACCACCTGTTTGTTGAATGTATCTACGATCAGCGTATCCTTTATTAATAGCAAGATCATCGATAGTTACTGTAGTTCCGCCTGGACCGTGTACTGCATTAAACTGATTAACTGCCAGTGCGCTTGGTTCTGAAATTTTACCAATTGTAAATCCGTTTGCATTCAAAGGATTAGATAAACTTGGAACTAAGTCGTAGCCAACTGATCCGCCTGTGGCAGAAATTGTTAATCTTGATGGGTCAGTAGTGTCAATAGTAATACCACTGCCTTCAACTAATTCCCTAGCTAAGATGTTTTCGCCAGTCTCATCCGAAGTTAGTACACTATTTGAGCCGTAATCTACAGGAGTATCACTTAGGTCTTTGAACTTAATAGTTCCTTCAGACCCAAATATTGCGTACAATTCGTTAAAATTAGCATTAACTTTTCTAAACGATTCGCGGATACTATCGCCAGTACCGTCATTACCTTGTACACCAATATCAATTGTTTGTTTTGTCATTTTTCTTATACTCCGAAGCTGGAACCGCAACCGCATGTCGACGATGCGTTGGGATTGTTAATTGTAAAAGAAGCACCCATAAGTTCTTCTTTATAATCTATTTCTGCGCCTGTTAGGTACTGCATACTCATGCTGTCTACTAACACCTTGTATTCATCTAATGGAATCTCGAAATCATCTTCATTGATTTCATCGTCCAGTGTAAATCCGTAACTAAATCCACTACACCCGCCGCCCTGTACAAAGGTACGCAGTGATATTTTTGGATTGTTTTCTTCAAGGAGAATGTCCTTGATTTTTCTTTTTGCTGATTCAGAGATTGTTATCATATTGATATTTATCGATACCGTTTTATAATCTTAATGTAAATAGTAATATGTACATTGGAACTGAATTTAGACTCAATCATTATGTAAGAACCAGCAATGCTGGCAAGGTTCATACTTATAGCCGCAAAAAAACAGTTGTGGTTTTTAGGTGTGACTGCTGCCAGGGAGTGTTTAATCGAGACAAAGGGAAAATGGATCCCAAGAGATTAAGCAATAATTTTTACCACGTATGTGGTAATTGCGATGCTAAAAAGTTTGCCCAAGAAAAGGGTGTCGAAGCACGTAGGGTTTGGGATATGCCAGTAAGTAGTCTGAAGACCATAGGACAACTATAAATAACTCACAAGGAGGAATCCCACATGTTAGGATTTATTAAAAAGTTATTTGGTGGTAAAACAGAAACTCAGGTCGCTGAGGTACCATACAAAGTTGAAGTAGCAGAACCCGCACCTGCACCAGTAGTCGAGCCAGTTGCTCAAGCAGTAGTCGAGGTTGTTGCTAAGCCTGCCCCTAAAAAGGCTCCAGCTAAAGCGCCAGCTAAGAAGCCAGCAGGAGCTAAACCAAAGGGTCCACGCAAACCACGTGCCCCTAGGCAACCTAAGTAATTACTTGGTTGTGATGTATTTGTGAAAGTTAAATGAGGCTAGATTTTTAGCCTTACTTTCACACATTATATCAAATTGGTCCCAGAATGTTGAGGCCCATTCATTAACTTCTTTATTCCAATAGAAGTTTGAGTGGGCTCTCATTTTTTGTTTCTTGTAACCACTGGCTAACAATTTAGCATGATCTGGACGAGTATTGGTACAGTGATTAATCAAATAGTCTTCACGACTAACTGAGTAGTGCATAGTTGGTCTTAGACCACGCCAAGATTCAACGACACGTAGTACCCTCGGGTCTGTAGGATCAATGTATTCACCTTCTCGAATCCAGTGATGATGTATATCCATAACAATGGGCAGGATATCAGTTAGTTCTAAGCAGTCCCCCAATCCCCACGAGTTTTCTTCGTTTTCGATTGTGATGCAGTTTCTTGCTTCGGGGGTAAGTTTTTTGTAGGCAGCTCGAATACCTTGGGGACCGGCTCGACCCGAGATGTGGACGTTGATTTTAAAGTCCTGAAATTGTTTACCGTAGCCCATGTACCTGACCATATCTGCATGATACTCAAACTCCTCTATTGATCGTTGAACAATATTTTGATCAACACTTGCAAGAACAGTAAACTGACCAGGATGCATAGAAAGACGGGTACCGCTTTTACGAGCACTATCACCAATAGGGCTAAAATTGCGCTCAAGATACTGAACAACGTCAGGCTTACGCCAAAAATAACTCCAACTACGCTCGGTATAAGCAGGAAGAATGTCGCTACTAAGGCGAACCATCCTAAGATTTTCATGTTGCTCCCCTACTCGGTCAACTAACTTTTTTGTGGCTGTAATATTGCCTACCATTATGTCCCACAGCTTTTGCTCTGCGACATCCTTGGTCTGTCTATTTAACCAGGATATGGTAGTTCCCCCTGTGTTAAATTGTTTAGCATCGTCCTTAGGACTAATACCATCAACTTGATCTGGGCGATCAATCCATTTACATGCGAAGCCTATACGTTTTTTCATATTCATATTATACTACACTAGTTGATTAATGTCAATATATACTTGTATGATTTTTGATTTTTATGGCAACTTTGGTGCTCTAAATAGTCCCCCAATTTTTGAAGCATTTGAAATTGGATTAAAGAAGCACGGGCATGAAGTAAGACACCATTCCGGCGATGGTGACGTAGCAGTGATTTGGAGTGTACTTTGGTATGGAAGGATGGCGTCAAATTATCCAATTTGGCAAAAATATCGTAACCAAAATAAACCTGTTATTGTTTTAGAAGTTGGAGCACTGAAAAGAGACGTTACTTGGAAGATCGGTATTAACGGAATCAACATGGGATCTTACTTTGTCAATAACAATATGGACAGTAGTAGGATAAACAGTTTTGGATTAACATTAGATGACTGGAAAACAGGTTCTAATATTATTATTTGTAGTCAGCATGACCGCAGCCAGCAATGGCAGGGAAATAAATCCTTAGATCAATGGGTAACTGACACTGTCAATGAATTGAAAAAACACACAGACAAACCAATTAAGTTACGCCCGCATCCAAGATGTCCAGTTCGAGGCATTTCAAATATCAAAATTGACACTACTACACCGTTTGCAACTGATTTAGCAACTGCATGGGCAGTAGTCAACTGGAATTCTAATCCCGGAATCGAATCAATAATCCACGGCGTACCTTCTTTTGTCGGTCCTACCAGTCTAGCCAGTCCCGTAGCCAATTTGCAGTTATCGCAAATAGCAAATCCAAATAAGCCTGACAGACAACAATGGTTTAACAACCTTGCTTGGACAGAGTGGACAGTGGATGAAATGACTAAAGGTATTCCTCAGGAATACATTATCGCCAGTTTTTAACTATAACTGGATCTTCAATAGTGTGAACATGTGGGTATCCATGAAATGCAATGATTGATGTGCTATCATGTATCGCTGGGTCTCTAATAGTTTTAAATTTACTTTGCGGACCTAAGGTGGTAAGCTCGTCCCTACTACGAATTTCCCACTTGTAGCTACGTATCCATTCGTCAGGGAAGAATTTGATTTTGTCTCTGCACAATGACCATATCCAGTCTTGATCACCGTGATATTTTCTAGCAACATTTGGATCTGTTTCAAACCTATCCCAAATTTCAGAAAACTTTCCTGCTGGCCACTTGAGTACAGCACTACCTAACTTTTGATAATCTGGTCTAAAGACACGTCCAACATCTCGTAGGCCTACAAATTCTTCAGGAAGGTAATCCATATAATGATCAATACCTTTTACAATGACCATGTCTAGGTCAATATAAAAATTAGTATCACCTTCTGGAAAATGATCTGCTTTAAATATGTAAGGCTTCCACCACCAACCTTGTATATTGTTGTGTGGTAGTAGTCTTACTTCTATTCCAGGATTTAAATCTTTAGGGTCATCTGTAAAGCATACAAATCTATGAGGCATCCTGAGATGCCTCTGAATCATATTATATAGATTATTAGCATAGGCAGTACTATACTTTGTACCGTGCTTTAAACAAATGACGTTTAACATTAACCTTCGTAGACTGCACTGTTGCCAGCATGTTCAAATACTTCAACTGAACGAAGTTTAACTCCGGCACCGACTGGATAACGTGCTTCAAAAAGGCGACCGTCTGGATGCGTCCAACTTGTGCCTGCTTGGTATGCTATCAAGATTTCGTTCATTGTCTTATAAGCTAATTCGGCAAACTTTTCGCAACCAACTGCTTCTACTAGACGCAAATCTAGTACACCACCTTCTGCTTGTTTACCTAACTTGGCAAGTTCTTTAAACTTTGGAAGATGCGGATCGTCCAATGCCATAACAGTGGTGTGGTCAAACTGCCACTCACTCCACTCTTTAAATGCCTTAAGTCCACCAAAGTCCATAACCCAGTTGCGGTCATCCAATGTTTCTGATTCGAAAATTAATTTGATACCAATTGAGTATCCGTGTAGTAATGAGCAGTGACTATGTGTACTTCTCCACTGTCTAAAACAGCATGAAAGGCCGCGGTCGTTACCGTATGTTTTTGTTGAAAGATATTTTGCCATTGTTGTTTTCCTTGTTAACAATGACACGCAGAGTTTATATTGCGGGATGAGCGTCTAAGTCCGCATATAGTAATTATACACGAATTACATCTAAAGTCAAATTTCTGAT